TGATATTAAATTGAAGAAGATAGTTCTGGAAGCAGTCAGAAATCAGATTGCCTTGATTGTCAGAGCGGACAATATCCTTTCTCAGATTGAAGACATTCCTCAGCAGCAATTTGGAGTGAAGATGCTTGATACACAGATAAAAACGCTTTATAAAGAAATGCAGAAATATGAAGAACTAAAAAATAATCTTTATGAAGATATGACAGATGGAATCATTTCAAGGGAAGAATACCGGGATATTAAACAGACGTTTTCAAAAAAAATCGAGACGGCGAAAAACACAAGGCATGAGCTGGAAGAAAAGAGAAAAAGAATGCTATCCAATGAAATGTGTACACAGCAATGGGTAGAAGAATTTAAGCAGTATCATAATATCGAATCTCTGAATCGGAAAGTAATAGCAATATTGATTGACAGAATTATTGTGTATGGCACTGATAAGATAGAAATTCATTTTAACTATGAAGATGAAATCGCAGAGTTTGTAGAGTGTGCAGCAATGCATGAGAATGAAACGGAAAGAAAGGCGGGGAGCTTATGAGATGTGCAAGTTATACGAGAATGGTTTCCTGTATGGAGAAGGGAGAAATCCCGAATGATATTATCAGTCAGCAGAATGAGAGAATACAGAAATATATAAAACAGAGAAAATGGAAGCTGGTAAAAAAATATTCTGACAGGAAAAAAGAAGAATTTGAAGAAACTGCATATCTTCAGATGAAGCAGGATGCTATGGGAAGACAGTTTGACTGCTTAGTGATAGATTCCATGTTTCGCTGTGGAAGAAATTCCAATGTAGCGGCAGAGCTTTTTAAAAGTATGTTTCTTCCGGCCGGATTACAGATTGCAGTGGTGGAAGACGATTTTTGTTCTTTGGATGTGACAGAGCAGGAAGCTGTTGAGTATCTGGACAGGAAAGCAAAAGAGTATAAAGATAAATTGGTAACAGAGGACATGAGAAAGTTCAATGAAACCAAGAAATATTATAAATATGGTTTTCGATATAAGGATGGGAAGATGGAACTTGAAATAGATCCGGAACCTGCAGAAATAGTAAGAAGAATCTTTCGTTTGTCAAGTGAGGGACAGTCTTGCTCAGAAATAGCTAAAATCCTTACCGAAGAAAAAATAGAATCCTCTGGAAATTATGTTAACAAGTTGTGGGGAAGAAAAATTAAAGATGAACATGCTGCATGGAAACGGGATCAGATAAAAAGAATCTTATATAACCGTCAGTATATTGGTGAATGGGAACGGACGATAGATGGAAAGAAGCAAATGTTCTCCTGCCCAATGGTGGTGGATATGGAACTTTTTCAGAAAGCACAAAAATCACTTACTCACAGGAGCATTAATAGAAAAAATCTGGGTCTTGGGAAATTAAATCCGTTTTCCGGTAGAATTTTTGATAAAGAATCCGGCATACCGTTAAAATTATATCCACATCAGAGATTGAAGATAAGAGTATTTCGCCTGAGTTATCCAAAGCCGGCAGAAATATCTTATGAGAGAGGTAATATTCCTTTTGAGGAAGTGTATCAGGCTGTTTATGAAATTCTCGTAAATGAAAATCAAATCGCCAGAAAAATTACAGGGATGATTGGAAGCCAGATATGGGAAGAAGAAAAGGTTAAAAAGATTCAGAAAGTAAAAGCATCTGCTCAAAAAGTTTTTCAGAAAATGCTTTCTGTAGAAGAAAAGAACCTGCCACTTTACAACCGGATGATAGCAGGAGAGATTTCAGAAGATGAATATGAGATGCAAAAAGAGATTAATGTGCAGGAATTTATGGAGTGCGATGAAAAACTGGAATTTTATCTGGAAGAAATCAAAAAGATAGAAAAGTGTTTCAGCAAAAATAATCCATGGATAGAAATGTTTTCTGAAATGGTGATTCCGGAAGAGATTACCAGACCAGATGTAAAGAGATGGATAGACCGGGTAGAATCTTTTCGATATGAAAAAATAGAGGTACAGTTTAAAAACCGGGAATGGAAAGAAATGTTACCTGAAGAATGGTTTGAGGAGGCATAAGATGGCACGAAAGAGCAGAAGAAATAATAACATTATTGAAAAGAAGCAGGAGATGATGACACCGGAAATCATAACAGGACCACAGTTGGAGACAGGTGTCTATGCCAGACTTTCTGTAGAAAAAGATAATGAAGAAACGATACAGACACAGATAGAGATGCTTCATCAATATGTTGAAGAACATGGAGAATATCATCTGGTAGATACTTATGTAGATAATGGTCATACAGGAACAGATTTTGACAGACCAGGATTTATCAGAATGATGGAAGATGTGCGGACAGGAAAGATTCAGTGTATTATCGTAAAGGATTTGTCCCGCTTTGGAAGAAACTTTATAGAAACAGGCTATTATATAGAAACAATTTTTCCATGTTTGAATGTCAGGCTCATTTCTATTAATGATGAATTTGACAGCAGCAGGGAAGAAGATAGAAACAGCATCGTGATGCCAGTAAAAAATATGATTAATGAAATGTATGCAAAAGATGCTTCCAAGAAAAAAGTGCTGGCTTTTGAGATGCAAAGTAAAAGAGGGGATGCCACGATAGCAAGGAGCATATATGGATACACCGTTGATAAAAAGGAAAATCAGTTAAAAGTCAATCCAGAAACAGCTCCGATAGTGCGGGCAATTTTCAGATGGTATCAGATGGGACAAGGAACAGGAGCTATAGTAAAACGTTTAAAAATGCTTGATATTATGACACCTCATGCATATAAGGCAACCCATGAACTTGATATGGCTATACCAGATACAGATCGTTGGACAGGGGACAGAGTAAAAACAATTCTTGTGAATCAGGCATATATCGGTACAACTATTTATGGAAAAAGAAAAAGAGCAAAATACAGGAATATGCCGGAACATCACACAGACCCGAAAGACTGGGTTATCCATGAAAATACACATGAGTCGATCATTGCCAGACCAGATTTTGATGAAGTTCAGAGAATATGGAATCGGGCAAGTGAAAAATATAAAGAATCTGTGGAGCGTGGACTGGCGAGACAGATGGATATAGTAGATAGCTTTCCTCAGAAAGTCAAGTGCATGGAGTGTGGAATGACTATGACCTATATGCGTTATACCAACTTTGGTCAGTCCCATGGTATAAGAAAAGGCTTTTATTATTGTAAAGAATATGATGGAAAACCGGGATATTGCAGACAGAAAGTGCATGAAGATCTGTTAAAGATTACAGTTATGGATCAGATCCATAACATGATACAGGCAATGTGTGACCGGAAAGTACTTATTGAAAAAATGAAAGAAGGAAGTTATGACAAGGGTGAGCTGGTATCTTTGCGTGTGAGAATACAGAATATGCAATTTAAACTGATGAAAGCAGAGGAAACCAGTGCAACTTTATATGAAAATTTTGCAACAGGCTTGCTGGATGAACAGGAATACCAGATGTTACGGGAACATTATACGGAAGAAAAAGAAAAACTGGAAACTGGAATACGTGAAGCACAGACAAGGAAACGAGTTGTAGAGAAAAGTTTAGAAGAATTTTTAGAAATAGAAAAGAATTTGGAAAAATATCTGGATGAGCGTTCTTTTAATCAAAAGATGATAGATGAACTGGTAGAAAAGATTTATGTCAGTTCAAAGGGAATGATTGAAATACAAATGAAATGCTCAGACGTGTTCCAGAAGATAACGGAAATATTGGAGTGATGATTTATGAAGCTGGCATTTTATTTAAGACTGTCACTGGCAGATGGTGATCTTGGTAAAAATAATAAGGATGAGAGCAATAGTATTGAAAACCAGAGATTGATTTTACAGAACTTTGTAGAATCTATGGATGAACTGGATGGAGAAGTCAGGGAGTATATTGATGATGGTTACAGTGGAACGAACTCTGACCGTCCTGCCTTTCAAGAACTGCTGGATGATATCCGGGATGGAAAGGTAGCGACCGTCATTACCAAAGACCAATCCAGACTTGGACGCAACCACATCGAAACCGGAACGTATATGGAAATCTTTTTTCCGGAACACGGTGTCCGCTATATTGCAATCAACGATGGTTACGATTCCAACGAGCAATCCCAGATGGATATTGCTCCGTTCAGAAACATCATCAATGAAATGTATGCCAAGGATACTTCCCGTAAAATCAAGAGTGCTCTTCGGACACGCAAGAAAAGTGGGAAGTATATCTCCAGCGGCGCACCGTTTGGCTATCAGAAAGACCCTGCCGACCACAACCACCTTGTGATCGACCCGAATACCGCCCCTGTTGTTGAGTATCTCTATTCATTGGCGGAGGAAGGACTTGGGCTTCACCGTATCGCCAAACGGCTTCACGATGAGAAAATCCTGAAGCCGTGCTACTACAAAAAAGAGATGTTTGGTCGCTTTGTCGATGATGAAAAGATGTATGATTGGGATTCTGCCTATGTCAGTCAAATTCTGCACAGCCCGGTCTACGCCGGACACATCATCTATGAAGCAAAACCTACTGTGTCCATGAAATCCAAGAAGCGACGTTATATCCCTTTTGAAGAACGTGCTATTGTTCCGAACACGCATGAAGCAATCATCCCACAAGACCGTTGGGAGAATGTGCAGCGAATCCTTTATAGCCGTTCCGGTAGTTTTATGTGCGATAAGACCGAATACGACAA